ACGCGAAATCATCTCGCTGGCCTACAAAGAGGGCGCAAAGGTGCAGTTGGTTCAAATCAAACACCCTGTGCCGGATGGGCTATGGTACTCGAATTTCGCAGGAAAGCAATACTTCGCAATTGAGGTCGTTGGCGGGTTTCGAGTGTTTAGCAAGCCCGAACTGCTGATTAAATGGGAGCATTGCCAACTGAAAAACCCGAATCGGGCGAGGCATTTTTTGAAACCTAAAGTAGAGAAAAAAGTTTTGGAAGCAGAAGAATAATTCTTACATTTGCAATGCCAAACAAAGTAAACATGAAATCAAAAACACTATTCTTAGCCTACTCGTGGCGCGGTCGGGGTCATTTACACCTCGTTAGTTTGGCAAAACTTACCGTTCCACGTGTAGGCTTATTTTTTTGATTATGAGCGATAAAAAATCATTTATCCTATACACAGATACCTTGTCTGTTTTGGATGAACTCACAAATGAACAAGCGGGTATTTTATTTAAGGCAATAAAAGACTTTCAAAATGGAATTGAACCCGATTTAGATTTTGGTTTAAAGATGGCTTTTTTGCCATTGAAAAATCAATTTATTAGAGATTCTGAAAAATGGGACACAATAAAACAAGTTAGAAAAAACGCGGGACTAAAGGGTGGGCGACCTCCTAAAGCAAAAAAAGCAAATGGTTATTTTGATAACCAAAATAAACCAAATGAAAGCAAAGCAAAGCAAAATAACCCTGTTAATGTAAATGATAATGTTAATGTTAATGTTAATGTAAATGGTAGTGTTAATGATAACGTAAATGCTAAAAGAAAAATAAATAGAGAAAGTGTATATCCGATTTTGTTAGAAGTCGAAAATTTCTTTTTTGAAAACGGGTTTAAACGTGAAGCGGGTAAAAAAGCGTTTGAGTATTATTCAGAAGCAGGATGGAAAGATTCAAAAGGCAGTCAGGTAAAAAATTGGAAGCAGAAAATGAGAGGGGTATGGTTTAAGGATGAAAATAAAATTATTAATTCGCAAACCCCTAAAATGGTGTACTAATGCAAGAAATAGTAATAAATTTAACCGACAAAAAAGAGTACACCATTGCCGCTGAACGCAATGGAGAGAACGCGCAAATATGCCCTGTATGCAGCCATGACCGAAAAAAATCAAAGGCAAAAACATTTAGCTACAATGCAGAAAAAGAGGTAGGGCATTGCGTACATTGCGGGGTAACATTGGTTCGCAAACGTGAAGCACTGCCCAAATTTGAGAAAGTTGAGTACAAAAAACCTGCATGGAAAAACAATACAGAACTATCGGAAAAGGTGGTTAAATGGTTTGAGGGTAGGGGAATAAGTCAGGAAACATTGACTAAGATGCGAATTTCACAGGGTTTGGAATGGATGCCACAAGTCCAAAAGGAAAGGCAAACGATTCAATTTAACTACTTTAGGGATAATGAATTAGTGAACGTAAAGTATCGGGATGGTGAAAAGAATTTTAAGCTATCACAGGGCGCGGAATTGATTTTCTACAACATTGACGCAATCAAAGCAGCCAAAGAAATTATTATTGTGGAGGGCGAAATTGACTGCCTTAGTTATATCCAAGCGGGGATTGATAACGTTATCAGCGTTCCAAATGGGGCAACCTTGCACAAACAAAACCTAACCTATCTCGATAACTGCATTGATTATTTCGCGGATGATGCGAAAATTTACCTTGCCCTCGATAATGACGCGGCAGGAAATGCACTTAGGGATGAACTTGCGAGGAGGTTGGGAACTGAAAGATGCTACAAAGTTTATTTTGATGATTGTAAGGACGCGAACGAGTCTTTAGTGAGGTTAGGTATCCACTCACTCATTAAAAGTTTGTCAGACGCAAAGGAATACCCCTTAACGGGCATATTTACCGCAAGTCAACTTAACGAGGAAATAGATGACTACTATTTGAATGGTTTGCCTCAGGGTATCGGAATAGGGATAAAAGACTTTGACGCGCTGCTAAAATTTCATTTGGGGTACATTACCACCATTACAGGCATACCATCGCACGGGAAAAGCGAGGTTTTGGATTTTATCATGACCAAGCTAAACATTAACGGAGGGTGGAAATTCGGAATTTATAGCCCAGAAAACTACCCGCTGCAATTACATTTTAGCAAGTTTGCAGAAAAATTAATCGGCAAACCTTTCAGCGGTTTAGGCAGGATGCTGCCAATGGAATTAAATTTAGCAAAGCAGCATTTTGAAGATAATTTCTTTTTCATCAAGCCCGAACAGGATTTCTCACTTGAAAATATTTTGGATTCAGTTCGGAAATTGATAAAGCGAAAAGGGATAAATGCCTTTGTAATTGATGCGTGGAATAAATTAGACCACCAATATACGCAAAATGAAACGCAGTACATTAGTAAATGTTTAGATAAGATTAGTTTATTTTGCGAGGTCAACAACGTGCATTGCTTTTTGGTTGCTCACCCTACGAAGATTCAAAAGGATAAATCAACAGGCAAATTTGAAGTCCCAAACCTTTATTCCATATCGGGCAGCGCGAATTTTTACAACAAAACCGCAAACGGAATAACCGTGTACCGTGATTTTGAAACCAATAAAAGCCATATTTACATTCAAAAAGTGAAGTTTAAGCATTGGGGGCAAATCGGGAGCGTGGAATGGTTTTGGAATAAGTTGAACGGCAGGTATTTCTATGTGAATGAGGATAACAATAATTGGCTAATTCAGCAGAAACAAGAATCAATTACATTTACACCTAATTACGAATTTAACGAGCCTGAGCCACAATTTAAAGGACTTGCGGAAAGTTGGGCTAATGGAGAATTATTATGAAACAACGGATGAAAACACAACTTTTATCTGGAAAGACCCGACCGACCCATCCGCAATCGGGCAAGATGTTTGGTCAAAGAATCTTCAAGACTTGCGAAAAATGCGCGAAATCAGAGAAAACAACAATTTAAAATTAACGCAATGACAAACACAATGGAATGGGTTTCGATAGCCGACCGAAAGCCGAAAAAATCAGGAATGTATTTTTGGAAGGGCGATTCAAATTATGGCGGGGTTGATTATTTTGACGCGGAATTAAAGCAATTTTTAATAGGCGACCATATACCTGTCAATGCGATTAGCGATGATAATTTGTATTGGCTGGATGAGGAAGCGCAAACCAACGAAAACACAGAAGAAAATGCTACCAACTAAAGAAATTTTTACAGGGCCGCTAATCAAAGATTGCCCGAAATCCAGCATCTATGAAAAAATTGAGATGCTGTATTTGCGCTGCCTTGCTACCATTGGACATACGCGGCCCGACCCAGCTAACCTTGAAATCAGCATTGCGATAGTTGTGGACGACCTGACCACACACTACCCATACCTTCACTTTACCGAACTTGATTTGATTTTCTTCAAGGGTATCAGGCACGAACTAACTGAATTTACAATTTTTGCCCCTGTTGAGGTGTATAAGTGGTTCAAAAAGTGGTATGAGGCCAGCGAAAGGGCGAAATTAAGAAATGAACACCTCGTTGAAAAAAACAACCTGTTACCAGCGGCACAGGAAGCACCCAAGGAGGTTGACTATGAAAAGTGGCTATCTGATGCGCTGGCTTTACACAGGATGAATAAAAAGCAGTTAGGCGGGTTGCATATCCTTTACGACTATTTGGATGCCTCTAATCGAATAAAACGACCTTGGCCCGAATTTAGGGAAAAAGGCAAGGCAAGAATGGAAAACCAACTTTTATCAGGCAAAACCTCCCGACCGATGAAACTTCGGGAAGATATTGCCAAGGCTGATACCGCGATGGAAGGAACGATTAAGGCGGTTTGCATAGAGTTGGCGATGGAGTGGTTTTTTAATGAAATGGTAGAAGCATGAAACACCAGCCCGAATTTATCCTCCAATGCCAAGTCTGCGAGTATTTGCGAACTGCTTGGCCTAAAGTTTTATTCTTATCGGACAGCATCGCAGCAGTTAAGTTGACCATGCCCCAAGCAGCACGAAACAAAAAAGTACAAAAGCAAGGGTTTAAATGTCCTGACCTAATTATTTTAGAGCCGCGTGGCGGGTATTTCGGGCTTTTTATCGAGTTGAAAGTTGAAAGCCCGTATAAATTAAACGGTGAAATTAAGGCGAGCAAGGACGACCATCTGAAATTGCAGCAGGAAACATTGGCGCGGTTAAATGATTTGGGGTACAAAGCATTTTTTGCTTGGAGTTTCGACCATGCAAAGCAGATAATCGACAATTACATGAAAAATTATTAGCCTGATTTTCAGTAACTTAACTAATTTAGATAAAATTTATTTAAAATTAATTAGGTGGAATGGAATGGATGATATACTTTTGCTTCAACAAATCACCAAATAATCACAGAAATCATGACAACATCAACAATCTACAAAACAAAAAAAGTAAACTTAATCAACACTATTACTTGCGAGATAGAAGAAACTTTTATGAATAATTTTTCAGTGTTGGTTTATGACGAAGAGGGTGGTGTATTTATTGAGAAATTTGCTGATACCTACTTAGAGGCTACTGAAGTTGCCGATAAATTATTTTTAAACGTTTGCAAAAAATATTAATTATGACCCCAACCCCAATCAAATCAGGTGCGCGCCTTGTATATCAGGGCGGCACTTTTAACGAGATTCACGCGGCATTGACTAAATTGCAGCGGGAGAGGAATGAGAAGATATTGTTGCCAAGCAACCACTCCGAACAGGGGCTAAAAGACTGCATCGAAGCAAATCGTGAGTTATGGATGGATTTGTTAAAGGGGGAGCAACAATGAAACTACCTGCCAACCTCACACCAGCACAAAAACTCTACATAATCCAACAACAGGCAATATTTCG